TTTGCTTCGCTGTCCGCAGTATCAACAAAAATATTCTTTTGAACTTTACCAATAGTAAGGTAAAACAATTTTAAACTCGCCGCTAACACACCGCAAAAAGCATATAAAAATGTCTTTCCGAATGTAGGTATTTGAATATTCAATTCAGCCTCTAAATTTAATTTGACGCTGTTGAATAATTCTTGAGTTGTTGGTAAATTTATCATTTTTTTAATACATAATAAAGCGACATCATACTGTGAGGCTCTTGTTTAATATTCCCTTTTAAATAATTTCTTAATCTAAAATAACTCCCTAAACTTCTAATTCCTGCATATCTTATTTTTGCTGTTTTTTCACTATAACCGGTTAAAAGTAGCAATTCCCTATAAATAATATCTGAAACCTTACCACCATAACCGCAACGATAATAACCGTCGTGGAGGAAGTTAGCAATAGAGGGGTGCTTTCGGTTTTTAATCCCTGTCGCTCCGTCGTAGCCGCTTGTCTCCCAAAATCTTAAATTCCAAAGCCTCTCCAACTCTATAACCACCAAATAAGGAAGTTTGTAAACCTCGATTTCGCGAAGTAAAGCCGTCAAGATTTCGCCCTCTTTTAAGTGTGGGTAAATATTGAAGCTAAATTTATCCTTTATTATGAAATTACCCATAATTTAATCTATATAAGTAAATTCTGTTGGCATTTCTAAAGCTTCAACTCTAAAAATTCCCCTTGCTATTTCAGTTCCGAAAATAGGGTCTAATACGTTAATGTATTTAGTGAAATCTTTTAACCTTTGCTTAGGCTCTCCATTTTCCATAACTACATCGCCGTTTGAATCATATTCTGGAATAATATCCCCATTTTTATCTTTAAAAGCAATCCCGTCAATATGTGAGAAAGGAAAAGAACCGCCCAAACTTTTATCCACTATTTTAATATCTCCATTAGGAAATCTTAAATAGTTTGAGTAAACAATATCAATTTTATTATAAACTAAATCAATATTAACTCTCTCTGTTTTTGAATAAACAATATTACCGTTTATATCTTGATATAATTTTAATTTTTTATTATACATTTTTTTTTATATTTTAAATTATGATAAATCTAATAAAGTTTTCCAAATCGTGCCATTGTAAGTCTGCAATTCGTTTGCAGTTGTATTTTCAATTGTATATCCTTTACCTACTCCTGATAACGCGTCCCTTTCTGTTTCGGTCATTTTAGGAAATTTAGAAACTAGACCTAAGCCCGTGTTTCCGTGAGCATCTGAACAATCTAACAACCTTTGAGGGTTAGAATCTATTAAATCTGTAGTGGATAAAGCTCTCCCCTCTGTAAATTTACAATCTACAAAATCAAACCACTTTGTTGACACACCGTTGAGTGCAACCTTTCCAATTGGTGTATTAAATGTTACATTTTTAAAAGTTCCCCTAAGATTTGTCGCTGCCCCTGCTGTGATAACATTGTCTTCAGTAGTGCTAGTTAAAGTACTATCTTCAATATATAAACTATCATATACGGCAAACCCTACATTATAACTTAAAGACGTTAATATCGACCTTTTGATGAAAATATTTCTATTTGAATGTATTATCCTTCCAAAAGAATTAGTAAGCCTACAATCTTCAAATATTGTATTTGTAGCGTCTGTATTTGATATTATAGCGTTACCCGAAGTCCCACCAGTTCTTTCGATGTCACAATCATAAAAATTCCCTCTATAAACTAGACCATCACCATCATTTGTGTTTCCTTTTATTTTAGTTTTAATATGCGTACCTCCCGAAACTGCATAAGTTTCTAAAATAAAATCTATATTTGATTGATTAGTATTTGCTCCTATCAACTCTCCATTTCTAACATTAATATTAAAGTGATTACCACCAACCAAAGCTCTGTAATAATTATCTACATAACAATTAAATGTTTTACCATTACCAGTATAAGCAGGTATATTTAAAAGAACGGGGCTATCCATTCTTACATTATATACCTCTCCTGCGTTATTAATAGCGAAAGACCCAGTATATCCAGTTAAAGCTGAATTATAGGTGTTTAAAGTAAAGTCACTAATAAGTTTTCCTCCTAATGCAATGTTAAAACCATTATTAGTATTAGCAGTTACGCTTGACACTACAGTACCGTTATACCAATGCACTATTTTACCTGCTCCTATTATAAAGTTATTGCTTCCTGTGGCTAACCCATCTAAAGTTAGAGTATGACCATTCTGGAATATTGTAATATTGGGCATAGTCCAATTAAAACCAATATCAACACTTATAGTCTCATCTTGAAATACATAAATAATATCCCCGTCAACCGCATTAGTTTTAATGTCTGCAAAAGTATCATAATAAGATTTAGAACCGTTCGCCTTTGTAATTACATAACCATCTGTAACACCCTCAAAAACTACATTCTTTGGAGTTCCGTCATCATTATATCTAGCTTGTATTACTTTGCTGTTTACTAATTTAGTAGTTAAATGATTAACAATTAAATTAGGGTCTGTTATAAATGTATCTGTTATCTTTTTAGTTGTTCTACCGTCCTCAAAATGCTTAACACCTCCAACTAATAAAGTCGAACCAGCTCCGAGAGTAACCTCTCTAGTTGTTGCATCGGGAATCGGTTGATTATCTGTTGCTAAACTACTTGAATTTATTTCAATATCTCCGCCACCTAATAAACTTTCTCCGTTAATAGTCTTAATATTAACTCCGCTTTCTAAAGCGTCCTGCTTATCAGCTATATCTGAAGCATTGGTATCAATTTCATCCGCATGAGAATTAACAACTGCCTTTATTTCGTTAAAATCGTCTGCAGTACCTTTGTTTACTTTAGGTAATACCGAATCTCTAACCTTTACTTTATCTAAATATACTATTTTATTTGCCATTTTATTAAATTAATTCAAAATCAAAAATCTCATCTAACCCCTCTGTTGCTGGTTTTACGAAATCACTAAAACTTTTATCATCCTCAATCAATAAAACTCCATCCCAAATATACAAAAATTGTCGTTCAACTCCATTATCTGGTTGTATTATTTTTATTGATATTTCAATATTATCAATTGCAATTAAATTAACTAAAACATTAACTTCTGCAAAAGGTTGCATAAACTTTAAATCCTCTTTTACTGCATTCTCAACTAATATACGACCTCTACTATTTAATTGCACATCATAAAGCACTCTTTCTGTTTGTGAATTAAATTGAACCTCTTTATTTTGAGGAAAAAATAAAGCATTACCCCAGTAATCAAATGCTTTTTCTTCGTTGACTCTATCCGTAGGTGTTGATTCCGATGGATTACCTCCAAACATACCAATATATGGCATATTTTCAAAAGTGTAGCATTTTGCTAAATCATTTCCATTTAGTTTTAAATCCCCACCGTTTCCAGTTTCAAATAGTCTAATATCTGTTAATGTACTCATTACGATCCGAAATTAAATGATGGTGCAATCTTTGGAACTGCAAAACCTCCTGAACCAGTTAATTTTGTTCCCTCTGGAGCGTTATTAAAGTTCACATCTAAAGATTGTTTTTGGTTACTATTTACCGTTTCAACTAAATTCTTTTGTCGTTCATTATTTATATTTACAACGCCTCTCTCTCCTGCCGTTTCTTCTAATCCAATTTGTAAACCATCACGTAGTTTCTGAATTGAAGCAGATGCATCAACGGCTAACCCACCACCTAACCAATCAGGTAACTGACCAATTAACTCTAGTAATTGTTGAATTGGCATCAAAAAAGCGTCCAAAATAGTAATTCCGATAGATTTTAAACCTCCAATTATTCCATTTACTTCAAAAGATTTTTTAATTAAATCCCAATTCTTTTTAAATGTCATGAATAGAGATATTATTAATCCAATCGGACCGAGAATAAAACCCAATGCAGCACCCCACTCATCCCAATATTTTATCATTACAACAACAAGTCCGATTAATATAATAATCCAACCAACTGGATTAGAAGCATTAAACAACCAGTTTGCTGCTGTTGCTAATTTCATTGCGACTAAATACGCTTTATACCCTATGGTATTACCTACTAAAGCTAAAGCACTCTTTTTCTGTAATGCTATGGATATTCCTAAAATGATATTATGAGCTATTTGTATTGCATTTACAAGTGACATTACGCCCCTCCACGCCATTAAAATTCCCTTGAAAGCTAAAATAGTACCCGCTAAAACAACAACTGTTTTTATAACTGTATCTAAATTATCAGTTAAATATACAATCAAATCAGTTATCATTGAAAATGAACCACTAGCCGCCTCGTTTGAAGTTATTAAATTTGTCCATTTATTTTGCAACTCCTCTAATCTATTACTAAAAGTTTTACTCTTTACTTCCGCTTGTTCTACTGCTGTATTTGTACCTGTTACTCCTTTAGTGTATTCGTTAAATAAGCCAATGTTTCCGAGTAATATCTTACCAGTTGATACATTCTCCGCTCCAAATAATTTTATTAAATAAGCATCTTTTTGAGCTGCTGAACCTAATAAATCCATTTTCTTTTTAGCTTCTAAAAGTGCGTCATTTGTATTAAATTGACCACTCGCATATCCTAAATTTGCTTTTTGCAATTGCAATACTGAACCTCTTAATTTTGTTCCAGCCTCAGCACCAAAAACAGAAAATTTACCTAACACCTCAACAAGTGCAACAGATTCCTCTAAACTTAAATTTGATGATGAAGCAACAGAACCGAAATTCTTCATTGCCTCGCTTACTTGGGTAATGTTTGCAGAACCAACAACAGAACCAGCGGCAAGTGTATTCATTGTCCGCTCACTTTGGTCTGCTGCTAAATTAAATTGGTTCATTACCCCAGTTAATGACATTGCACTTGTTTGCAAGTCATCGCCTGATGCTTTACTTAATGTTATGGCTGCTTTTGTTACAACCCCTAAAGCCTCCGCATTTGCTAATAATTCTGGTTTTGCACTACCTACAATTTCAAAACCTTTGGCAATATCTATTGTTGATTTTTTAGTAGAATCTGCAACTAATTCAATTTGTTTTTTATACGGTGCAAATGCTTCCGTATTCATTTTTCCAGTTATTGCCATTGCCGAAGCAATAGCATCTTCATAATCTTTTAAAGTAGTAGTTACGTTGTTTAATAATAAAGCCCCTCCAATAGCAATACCAAAACCCCCTAGCATATTATTTAAACTACGCAATGGAGTGGTTAATTTTCTAAAACCCCTTTCGGCTTTTGACAAATAAACCTCTGACGATTTAGCAAAACTTTTCGTTGCCGTTTCCATTTGTCTAACTGGAGCGGTGAACTTATCAACTGCGGTAAAAATAGTTGATGCCGTAAAAGCTGCTGATGCCATCTAATTATCTTTTTTATTCATTTCTTTTTTCTCCTTATTAATAGTGTCATAATGATACCATATACCAAAATAGTCCGTATCATCACAATACAGACTATCTATAACATTCGGCGTCCAATTATATGACCCTATTACCGACCTTATACCGTTGTCAATATTTACTACTTCGGTATGAAAAAAAGGGCAATATTTTGACAAACTCCGTAATCTTGAGTGTCTAATTGCTTTAATATTCCTGTTGTTTGTACTGTTAACGCTGAAACTATGGACATAACCATTCCTTGAGCATCATCAGACTTTACGCCTTTCATTGCTTTTTGGATCTCGCCAATATTTAATCTAGGTTTAAAAACTAATTTATCAATGTTAGAATCATTACCAACTGGAAAAACTAACTTTTGTTCAAATTCAAAATTTTCATTCAAAACCAATTCGCCTAATTCAATAGCCGTTTGTAATTCCTCAATAGCTGATTTATAAGATTCTCTAGTATTATCCTTAACTCTCTTATAATCTAACCATTTAATTACTTCTTGCTCTGCAATTTCTTTACTTACTACTCCCATGTTTGTTTATTTTAAATTTATTATCCGATTATTTTTTTGAATCCCGGACCCGAAATTTTTACCGACATTGTAGCGTCGTTAATATTTGGCGTTACCGTTCCAACTGGCTTACCTTGACCACCAAAAGTTATGCCTCCAATGATTGAAACAGTCCAATCTCCTAATTTAGGATTTGCGTGTAATTGAGATATAAAGTCAAAATCCTCTCTTTCATTTAAATCATTTGATAAAACAATTTCAAAAAAACCTAACTTTCTGTTAATTTTTTGAATCATATTACCACCACTATCAACGCTATCCTCGTCATCCTCAGTCCTGAAACCTCCTGGTTCAAAAGTATTTCCCTCACTTGCTTTTGCAAAAAAGATTTTACTCCCTAAATCTGGGTGATTAACCGATACTTCTAATATGTCGCCTCCTGTTGCCATTGTAATTATATTTTAATATTATTTTTTAAGAACCAAAATTAAATCCAGCCTCTGCCGTTGTGCTTGAAATTCTAGCAAATCCAGTTCTTTTGTATTTAAAGAAAGTTTCTAATCTATCTGGGTTTAAAGAAGAAATATCAACCGTTAAACTATCTTGCATAAAAGGAACATCTGCTATCAAAGCTCTACGACCTAAACTAACTGAATAGTTTTGTAAGACTTGTATCCATTGTTTAGGCTTAATAACCTTATTAGCAGTTACAATATCACCGTCATTTGCAATAACATGGTCTAACACGTTAACAGCTTCTAGTAATAAATAACCAAATCTAATATTCCAGTCAATATTTAAGTTTCTTGGATATCTGTATTGTGGTGGAGTTTCTCCGTCTGGGTGGTAAGTAGTTACAAAATCAACAACTTTATACTGACCAACTGATAACTCAACAGTTGAACAACCTTTTTTTACAATTCTATCTCTAGCATTTTGATCGCTCATATCTCCAATTATTTCTGGAGTTGGCATATCAGGATAAAACATAGATTGAACATCTAATTGAGGGTTATTTTGCGAAATTGTCGCATATAAAACCGTCATATTAGCAGCAGCCTCTAGAGGTAACCCTTTTGAATTTGGAGCAGGTGCAATAGCTATTGTTAAATCTAATTTTCTAGCGTCTGTAATTGCAGTTATTGTTGCCTCGTCATCTTCAACACTTCCAGTAATTGCTACAAATGGTTTAAAAATTTCTCCATTATATCTTCCAGTTGGATTAATATCGTTTGGTCTGCCGTTGTAAATTTCTAATTCACTCATTACAGCCGATACAGTTCCGTAACTATTTACTACAATTGTATTCCAATTTTCATTAAACGAATTTAAAGAAGTTGTTACGCTTGGAGTTCCAGCTCCAGAAGTTACCGAAGCAATAGCATAAGTAATACCCAAAGAAACATCGCCCGTATCAATTTCAACGCTAATATCGTCAGCCGTTAATCCTTTCCATTTTGATGTTAAGGTTACAACTCCAGTATCTTCACTTGCAATAACAGGTGAGCCTAAAACAGCGTTTACTATATCTTCAATTCTAGCAGCAATAGTCGCCGCAGTATCTCCAGATTGAATATTAATGTTATAATTAACACCATCTAAAGCAGTTCTACCATTGATAGTTAAAAAATGAGTTCCGCTTGATGTTGCCGTACCACTTGGAGTTACTGAAATTTCCTTTTCGCTTGCTCCTACTGGTTCAGCTTGTGGATAAACATAAATAGGAATACCACCAACACCAACACTTCCACCTCCTAATGGGCGTAAAATCCTCATTATTTGGTAAATTGGCGAGCCATATCCGTATAATTCTCCTGCTTTTTGTGTTGTAGTCATTTCACGACCACCCGCATCAACTGTTACCTGTGCTTGATTTGCAGTATTTGCCTCCGCTAAAATTGCAATTCTATGAGGTAAATTTGGCGAATCTTCTTGAAAATTGCCTCTAGTTATTTTATAACCTACTAATTTACTTACTCGATCTAATTGAACTGCATCAGACATATATAATTATTTTAAAATTCTTATCAAATATTCAGAATCAAAAATAATTTTAATTAAAAGTTTTATTTACAGTTACCGTATAATTATGGGTTTTGATTTTTCTTTATAATATTCACATAATCACCCCACATAGGATTTTTAATTTTGTAAGATTTACATACCTCGTCCACAAAAATATCTTTTACAACCATAGCATAAATCCTGCAATCAAATAAGTGATTTTGTAATACATCACTTTTTTTTCTCCAAATAAACCTCTGCTCTGGATCAACTATTTTGTGTTCTGCCTCAAAATGACTGAAAAAATTATTATATAAATATTTACCACCACTTGGAATCGGAAAATTACAAAACCCGCTCGGCTGCTGTTCGTGGTATCTCTCATCATATTTTAAGGACAGTAACCTTTCTAATTCAGATTTAACAACATTAACCTCAGCCAAATAAAGATTTGATTTCTCTTTGGCGTGGTGGTAATTCTTAACATCTTTACCAATAGGTAGATACTTGTCAAAATCCTTTCCTTTAACACCTACAACTGAATAGTTACTGTAATCTATATAAGTATAAGCGTGTTGTGTCATATAACCGCAATCAATCCCAGTAATAAATATTTTCATTTTACGACCCGTATCAGTTTCAAAAATAGTTCCCAGTAATTTATCTAAATCTTTCCAAACACTATTATCCACATTATGCTGATAACTCCATTTTTCCCTATCAATTTTTTTTGTTCCCTCTCTAGGTATAAAAGTTCCAATACTACCATGGTCAACGGAATAACTTGTCATATTTTCACTCCATGCGACAATCTCATAATCTAACCTTGCATCATCCTCTCTACCATTTAAATCACTTCCACACGTAATCATTACAATTTTTCCATTGCCTTGCTCAATTGATAGTTTCTCTGGTATAATACCTATCTCATAATTTTGTATATTACCCTGTATTTCACTTGCTTTTATTTCAGCTCCAATCGGTTCATAAGTTTCACCCAAAACAACATTCTCAAATGTTTGTTGCTTCCTTTCGTCCCTATCTTTATTGGGTGGATTTGCGTTTAAAAATTGCTTTACATAATGCGACCAATCATCCATACCAGGAGGAGCATATAAAGATGATATTTGATAACTCCAATGGTCTTTTTCTTTTGGGTTCTTTTCTGATGGAATCCATAACCCGTTTAAATTCATTTCATATTTATGCGAACTATCAAAAAAGTTTCCGCAATCTTGACAAATATAACCAACACTATCCTCAATTAAATTATCATGATTATCAACTTTCCACGTAATACCAGCCATATCATCACCGTTATTTTTTGGAATTGCCCATTTTAATACTATATGATTACCACAACAAGGACATGGAACATTATAATATCTTTGATCGCCCAACAAAAAAACATCTTCAATATTCGATGAACCTTTTAATTGAGGCGATGAAACCCAATATATTTTACGCTTATGTGCATAAGCCGATGTTCTTTTTTGTACTAATTCCCTCGTTGATCCAGCGTGTTTTGATGATGATTTTGCTGCATCGTAATCATCAACAACCATAATCATCACATCATGCTGTCTTAATAAATTATGATTAGTAACCGAGCCACTTTTTAAATCCCCCCCAGGAAACTCTTTACTTTTATTAGTATCTCCAGTTCTTTGATTCTTTGCCCTTAATACATTTGGTCTTATTAATTTTCTTAATCCAGATGCATCAATCATTTGATCTATTTTCTTAATTGCTGCATCAGATAAATCAGCGTGTCCAGTTAAGAACATAATATTACCTGGGTTCTGTGCAATAGTATATCCAACCAAAGGATTTAAAACAGCAGCAGTACCACCCAATTGAGCCCCTTTCATTATGCTAATCTCTTTCGCTGGGTGGTTTTTGTGTCCGCAGTCTAATGGTTCTTTCCAATACGGTGTCAAATCAAATTTGAATGGACCAGGAAAAGCAGAACCACGAGGCATAATCATATTTTGTTCATACCATTCTGACGGCAATATGTCAGACATATATACCTCAGTTTCTTTTAAAATATCTTGTAAAGATTCTAAATACATTTTTTAATTATAAAAAAACAATATCACATACCATATCTTGATGAGCTAAAGGTTTGCCTCCATAGTAAAAAAATGAATGTCTGCCTAATTTGTATTCTGGAGTTTTGACATCAACCTCAAAATATCTTAATGTTTTTATTGTTTTAAATTTTTCAATAATCCTTTTTTTATCACGATAGTAATAATAAAACAAATCAATATAACCAACTTTTTCATTTGGTCTCCACCCTATACGATCACTGTTTTTGTGTATATTAAAATACCCGAATCCATAAAGTTTATTGATGTGATTGCCCCAGTGATGAATATCATACCAACAAGAATCGTAAAATTTAACTTTTAAATTAATATCCTTTTGCTTAAAGAAAAATTTAAACCTATAACCTGAATAATTATTCCCTTTTTTTATTTTATATGTACCTGATACTGGAAAAAATAACCAATAGAATAATGGGAGTATCAATTTACCGATTAATATTGCTATAAATCCACTGGTAAATAATCCGATTGAAAAATAATAAAATCTATCATTATCAATAAAATAACTTAATATTATTAATATAAATCCTAATCCTATCGTTCCAAATATTGCCGTTGTTGCTTTCATGCTATTTTAATTTTTGTGTTAATATTACTTTATCAACATAACTAGACTCAAATCTAATTAATGCATTTGTGTCATCACGTAAAAAAATATCATCTTGTCCGTAACTATGTACATACCTACAAGGTACGTTCTTAAAATAAATTTTCTTACCAAAACCCATTCGCATAAATGATTTTGACGGTTTGCTTTTCTTTCTGAAAAAATTAAATAGTCCCATTTTTATATTTGTTTAATTATTTACTCTCTTTCTCCAACTCCTTTTGTCTGGCTGTATTCCTCAACAATAGATTTTAATCCCTTATTTGCTACGTAACTCTGCCTCTCTACTGCTTTATTTATTATGGTTGTAAACTCCTTTTTAATATTTGATTTCTCAACCTCAGTAAGTTTTTTTTGCTTCGACACTACAACTGTATAGTTTTCCATTGCATCTAAATAAGCAATCTTAACACCCTCAGTTAACTCCCTAATTAATGATTTTACAATATCAGTTGGTATTAATTCGCCATGCATCTTCATTTTTTTAACTTTCAAGATGGCTATCTCTTCCATTGTTTTCTCTAAAGATGCTTTTTTAATCTTTATATCAATGTCAGCTTTTGAAAGTGTCCTTTTTTGAATCGGAGTTAATTCTTCACTATTTCTAATTGGTGGTGGTGGTAATTCAGTTGTATTATTTTCTTGTACCTTTTTAGATTTTGATTTAGTTTTTTTTACAGTTGGTTGTGCTATAACTTGTTCCCTTTTTAGTTCTAAACGATCCGAATTTTTATATTGTTGTTCGTCTAACCATAGTTTATTCTGTTCGATTGTGTCATCAATTAACTTTCCAGATAACAAAATCTTCCCTCTTTGAACATACACATTTATTGCCCTATCATTCTTTAATCCAGCAAGTTGTGCAAATTCTTTTCGAGTGTAAAAAGCCATTGTTATAAAAAAGTTCCATGTTATTTATACAAATGTAACAAATTTATTTCAATAGTGATAACAATGAATGAAATTAGGGTATAGAGATATAAAAAAGGGGTTTTCCATTCATA